GCCGCCGAATGCGCCGATCCCGGCGAGAAGCTCGTCGATCACCGTGTCGATATTCCGGATCTGCGTATCGATCCAGATCCCGACCTCGGCGCCCGCGTTAGTGTTCAGGTTGCCGAAGGAAGTCGGATCGATCTCCGAGCTCGTCAGGCCGGCCAGATTGAGAAGGCGCAGGACGATATCGCCGGTCCTGTTGATGTAGCCGGCGGCGCCCGCATCGAGCAGCGCGTCGCAAGTCACCGTTCCGGCCGGAGTCGCGCCGAGCGTGAAGGTGCCAGCGGCCGCATTAACCTGGTACTGACCGGCCGCCGGCGCGCCGACGACCTTGGTCAGCAGGACGCCGCGGTCGTAGACGGCCGGCACGTCAGAGATCGCGCCGTCGTTTACCTGGTAGATAAGGTTAGTCGCATCGACCAGCGGCGGCGCGATGTTGTAGACGTGCCCCCAGCCCTTCGGCTTTGGCTTGCCGAGGAGATCGGCGCCGCCCTCGAGGCCGCCAGTGCCGGCGTAGGTGGTCGGATTGACCGGGATCTCGAGCTTCGCGATGCCATCGGAGAGCGAGATCCGAACATCGTCGCGGCTGATCTGGACCGAGGCGACGACGCCGGCGAAGAGGTTACCGAAGGCGGAGCGCGGATCCGTAGGGCGGCCGACCAGGATCAGCGCTCGCCGGCCGTCGATCGCATAGTCTCGCGTGAGCGTGTCGAGCGCTCCGTCGCTGTTGAGCGCGACGATCTCGGCCGAGACGCGCACCAGGCCGCCGATCCCGGAGCGACCGGAGACGCGCCGCTCGATCGTAACCGAACCGGTGAGGCGCGGATCGTACCAGGTGCTGGCCGGCGTATCGGCCGCCTGGGTGATATAGCCCTGGCTCGAGTAGCGCTGCGTCTGAACGCCAGCCGTTCCGCCGGCGACCGCGTCACCGAAGGCGAGCTCACCGAAAGCAGAATCAGCGTAGGCCGCCGAGATCGCCCCGGAAGGCGCAAGCGGGAAGGCGTCGAGCTCGAGCAGCATGCAGCGTGGCGCCGTGATATCAGCCAGGAACGCGAGGAACGCGGAATTGTCCAGAGCCGAGTAGAAGGCGTCCGCATAGGATCGCGTGCCGAATGCCTCGTCGCCGTAGATCATAGCTAGGCCGCCATCGCAGATTTAAGGCGATCGATCTGATCGCTGACGTCCTTCAAACTGCTGACGAGAGTCGCGGTCTGCTTGCGGATCTCCGCGATCTGATCGTTGGACGCCTGCAGCACCGTCGCCGGCACGTCCTTGATCATGTCGGCCTGCAGATCGCGCTGGTGCGCGAGCAGATCGTTGAGCATGCGATTGCCCTCGGCAAAGAGCGCCTGAAACTCTGGGCCGGAGGCGTAGGTGTCTCGCGCGATTCCGAGCGTCGACTGCAACAAGCCGGGGAAGGACTGCACGGCACCCAGATCCCCGCCGAGCGCGCTCGAGTAGGAGCTCGAGAGCTGCGCGCGAGCAGCAGCCAGACGATCGAGCGGAGCGACATAGACCGAGGTCGCCAAAGCATTGACGCCGCCTTGCAAAGAATCGATGCCAAGCTGGCCGCTCAAACCGCGCACCGTGCTTGCGAGCTGGCCGCCGATCGTGTCCTGCTGCGTCGTCAGGTCGGCCATCTGCTTCACGTTGTCGGCCTGCTGCTGCGCGGCGTCCTGCTGCTGCTGCGCGGCGTCCTGTTGCTGCGTCGCCGCCGCATCGAGCGTCTTCGCCTGGTCGATTAGCGGCTGGATATACTGGGCGACCAGGCTCTGCGCAGAAGCAGGGCCGCTCGCCTGCCAGTCCTTGCCGGCGTATTGGTTAAGGAATGCCTGACCCTTTGGCCCGAGCTGCGCATACATCGGACCGAAATCACGATCGAATTGCTCGCCCCAAGCTGAATCCGTGACGTTGTTCTGGCTGAAATGCACGCCGCCCGCTCCGGTAGGCTGCAGGCTGACGTCGCTCGCCTTCGGACCATGGCCGCCGCCGAAAAGACCGCTCAACAATCCGATCGCGCCGATCCCGAGGCCGATAGGCCCGAGCGCGCTCAAACCGACGCCTGCGGCGCCGAGATCAGAGATCCCGAGCGCCGCCGCCTCCTCCGCGACGCCAGCACCGGCGCCGCCGATCCCGAGCGCGGAGCCAATGCTGCCGATCACACTATTGCCACTAAGAGCGCTATACGCGGAACTGCCGAGCGACAGCAGGTTAAAGCCTCCGCCTGCGCTACCGCTACCCGGCAGCATTCCGGCAATCGCCGAGGAGATCGGCGAGACAGCCCACTTAATCACCGGCGTCAGGACCGCGGCCTTGAAAGCGGCCCCGAGCGTCGTTATAAAGTCCTTGACGATGCTCGTGCCCTTGTCCTTGAAGCCGTGCATCAGGCCGCCCGCGATCGCGTTGGTGAGCCCCTGGTCGATCGAGCTCGCGGTCTTCTTAAAAGCCTCCTCGGCCGCCTTCGCCTGGTCGGCGGCCCCCTGGGCAAACTGCCCCTGCTGCGTCAGATCGCGCCGCTCTTTGAGCCTGGTGATCTGATCATCCAGGATCCGGTTATAGGCGACGTCCTCCTCGCCAGCGGAGGCGGCCATTCGGTTGCGCTCGGCGATCGCGATCGCATCGTCCAGGCGCGCGAGCTTGAGCGCGTTGAGCTGATCGGTCGAAAGACCGATCTCCTCATTCTGATCCTTGAGCCGGTCATTCTCGGCCTGCATCGTATCGACCGAGCTCTGCTGCTGGTTGAGGTACTGCGCGCGCGTGTTGTAGACCTCGAGGTTGAGCTTGTTCCAGTCCTCGAGAGATTTTTTATTTTTCTCGAGCGCGTCCTCCTCGTCGAGCCAGGCTTTGACCGATTCGCGCTGCTTCGGCGTGAGCGTGATATAGCCGGCCGCGAGATCGGCCTGCATCTTCGCGAGCACCTTCTGCGCCTCGGTGAGCGGCGTCGTCGCGTCCTTCTCCGCCTTAAGCGCCGCGATTCGCTCCTGCGCGGACTTAGCGAGCGGCGAGTAGTAGTCGGTCTGGCTACCGCCGCCCAGAGGATTCGCGACGTTGAGCGCCGCAGGGTGCAGGCGCAGATCGCGCGCGTCGCTTGTATCGCCCAGGGCGGAGGCGCCGGCGATCGCCTGGTCGCGCTGCACGGCTTGGAGATAGGCGCGATCCTTGAGGAGCGAGGCCGTCTTCGCCTGGTCGAAGATGCCGCTCATGCCGAAGGTCAGCACGCTCGCGACCTTGCTCGAGGTCGTGTCCGGATTGACGACGCTGAGCTCAGCGTCGATCTGCTTGAGGCGGCCGCCGACGTCCGAGGTCCCGGTCGTTGCGACCCGGAACAGAGCCTCGGCGAGGTTGTTCGATTCCTTCTGCGCCTCGAGCAGGCGCGTCGTGAACTCGATCAGCGAGGGCACGATCTCGTTGACGAACGAGATCTTTAGCGCCCGGCCGGAGGCCTCGAGCGCCTTGATGTTGTCCTCGAAGTCCTTGGCCGCCTTCGCCTGCTGGTTCGTGACCTCGGCGTTGAGCTCGCCGGCCTTGGCGAGCTCGTAGAGGAACGGCAGCAGGTTCGCGCCAGATTTCCCCAGGACCTCCTGGGCAAAAGCGACCGCCAGGGTCTGATCGCTCATACTCGAGAGCTTCTGCCCGAGCTCCTGCATCACGGCCTGGGCCGGCCGCAGCTGGCCGCTCGCATCGGTGACCGAGATCCCGAGAGCCTCGAAGACCTTGCCGGCCTTGCTCGTGCCATCGCCCGCTTCCGCCATCGACTTCGATAGCTTCTGCATGCCGGTCGCGATACCGTCGAGGTCGGTGCTAGAGCGCTTCGCCGTCTCGGTGAGCGAGGACATTGCCTCGGCGCTCGTCGCCGCCTTCTGCGCCAGGCGCACGAGCCCGGCCTCGGCCTCGATCGTGCCCTTGATCATCTCGGCAAACATGCCGGCGCCGACTGTCACCCCGAGCGTCTCGATCGCGGTCTTCGCGACGTTGACCGAGGATTTGATATCCCGCATCGCCCCATCGACGACGCCCCTCGCCTGCGTCATATCCTGCTGCAGGCGAGCGACGTTCGCGGCAATATCGACGATTAGGGTTCCCGCGCGCACTTCCTATTTGCTCCTCTTAGTTCGCTTCTCGTTAGCGGAAGCGAGCGCCTCGAGCACACCCAGCTCGATCACCCGCAAGCTCTGGAACAGCGCCGGCGAGACCTCAATCCCCGCCATGGTCAGACCGTCGCGCACGCGCGCGTAATCCAGCCCGGTAGGGCCGCTCATGCCAACGACCCATTGCGTCTGCACCGTGAGAAAGGCCTGCACCGCCGGCCAGTTCTCAGGCCACACCTCGAAGCCGCCATCCCTACGCGGCCCGAGCGCTTTCTCAATCTCTTCTTCGCTCGCCCCGAACGAGGCGAGATCCTCGCGAGCCTTTTCGTCCGATTCGCCGCCGCGGGCCCAGTGCGCGGCGGCCTCGGTTAGTTTTTTGCTGGGCCGAAGAGCACCGCGTCGAGATAGGCGCGCACGATCGCAGCACGCACGCCAGGTTCGGCCAGGAGCGCGGCGCGGTTGTCGTCGGTGACGATCAGATCCTGCTCGACGTCCTTGTCCTCGACCTTGACGATCGTCTTGACGCCGGACCATGCAACGAACACGCGATCGATAATCCCTTGATCGCCAGGCGGCGACTTGAGCAGCTCGTCGACCTCCGGCTGCTGCAGCCGCGTGAACTCGCCGAGAAACTCGATCGCGACGAGGTCACCCTTGTCGTTCGGCTGCTTGACCTTGACCTTGTATTTGAAGGTCGGCCTTGTGCTGAGTACGAGCGCCATGGTCTAGGTGTAGACCAGTGAGAACTCATCGTTCAGCGCGTTCGAGGGCGCGAGCTCGAGGTCCATCTTGAGCGTCGCGATCCCGCGCACGTTGCCGCGAGTCGGGTTTGTAAGGCGCACCTGGTTCGCGTTGAGCTGGATCTTGTTGGTCGCGACCGTGCCATGCGTGAAGGTAAAGGCGCCGGTCGCGGCAGAATCGACGAGCGTGAAAAAGTCCTTCGCCGCCATCGTCGGGTGCTCCATCTCGACTTTGCCGATCGGCGCACGGTTGACGATGAAGACCTGCTCGGAGCCGCCTGGGAAGCTCTGATATTGCACGTCGTTCGCAAGATCGATATCCCCCTGCTGCATGCCCAGGGCGAAGCCGTGCAGCGAGATCGGCGTCGTGTTCGTCCGATTAAACGGCAGCGGCTGCTGGAAAGCGGTCAGCGTGAGCGCCGGCAGCGCGGTATCGGTCGGCAGAGCGTAGAGCGCGAGCAGCTTGAAGTGCAGCATCGGGATCTGCTCGTTCGGCATCGAGAGCGACACCGAGCCGCGGCAGCCGAGAAGCTTTTGCTGCAGGCCGTCGATATTGGCGTAGATCGAGACGCTGTCGAACGGGCCCGATACCGGCGCATAGGTGACGCTCGTCACCGCGACGATCGTCTCCGACAGACCGCAGGCGCGCAGCAGCGGGCCGTAGGGCGGCGGCGTGCCGAGCGTCCCGGTGCCGGTGAGCTCGACGTCGAACTCGATCATGCCCCGCTTGATCGCGGTCTTCGAGGAGAAGCGCCCAAGCGAGGGCAGCGCGACCGCGGCGCGGTCCGCGTAACCGCCGGAGAGCGGCGTCCAGGTGATGTTTTTTGCGAGGATCGCATTCGTGGCGCCGCTCGGAACGGCGTCCGTTCCGTAGGTCCCTTCGATCTTTGCGATTATTGCTCGCTTCTCGTCGATCATCGGCATGGCTTACGCCCCTTTCTTCGTCGGCGGCAAAGATTCGACGGCGGCCGCCGGCGCCGCCTGCGCCTGGTCGACCGCCGCGCCAGCCGGCGCCGGCTCTTGCGTCCGGTGCACGAGCTTGCGCTTGCCATCTGTACCGACCAGGTAAGAGCCGCCCTGGCCGGCAAATTCGTCTTGGTTGTCGTTCACGGTTTCCCTTTCACTTGTAGAAGAACTCGAACTCGACCTCTTCCCAAAACTGGGCGAGGTCTATGTCGTAATCGTCGGATCCCCAGCCGGTCGCCTTGACGTCCTCGACCCAGATCGTCGACACCTGGCCGTGATAGCGCTGGTAGGCCGCGCGCACCTGCTCGATCACCTGCTTCGCCGCCATCGCCGTCTGACCGTAGGCGCGAAAGCGGATATGCGTCTTGTACCAGCCGCTGTCAGACCAAATGCCAGCGATCGGCCGCGGCGTGTCTTTCTCGTAGATCAGCCGCGGCAGCGCGTGCTCTTGCTCTTCCGCTACCGGAAAGAGCCGCGCCGCGGATCCCGCACCGATCAGCGCCGTGAGCCCAGCCGCGGCCGTGCCGATCGAGTAGACGACCTCCTCGATCATCATGGCGCGCTGTCCGCGAGCTGCTCGATCTGCGCGCCGAGCTCCTCGGCCATCGCGTCGAGCGCAGGCTGCGCGCCGCCCTCGAGCGCAGGCTCGAGGTACGGATGCGCCTCGGCGCCTGGGTGCTCGACGACCTCGGAGAAGACGCCGGCCAGGAAAAGCGACTTCTTATTCTTCGGCCGCTCCTCGTGCGGCTGCGTGCCGCGTTCGACGAAGAGCGCGTAATAGCCATGATCGTAATCACCAGGCCCGCGCTTGCCGGCGATGATCCGCGCCGTTACCAGGCCGCTCGAGCGATCGCGCACGATCGTCACCCGGATCGATTTGCGCAGCGCCCCGGATTTCACCGGCACCAGGTTCTTCGCGATGTTCGCGACCAGGCGGCCGCCGCGGCGCATCACCTTGTCGAGCGCACGATCCTGCAGCTTCTGCGGAAACTGATCAAGCGCGAGGGCGAGCTCGCGCATGCCATCGATTACGAACTCGTCAGCCATCAGACATTGCGCTCGCGCAGATCCAGCTGCAGCTCACGGCCGCGGTTGTCGACGTTCTCGACCGCCATCACGTCGAAGGTGCGGCTGCCGAGCGTGACGCGCATCTTCGCCGTGACGCCGGCGACATAGCGCCCCGAAGCCTGGTAATCGGCCTGCGCATGCACGACGCGGCCGCGATACATTTCGCCGCCCTTCACGCCGACGAGATCGCACCACCAGCTCGAGACAAAGTCGGCCCAGGCTGCGATCTCGCCGCCGGCCGTGTCGCGGGTCGGCGTGTTCTGCTGGATCTTCGCCAGGTTGCGGAGCTTCCCGGTGCGCATGCTAGTAAATGAGCACCCGGTAGGGATCGAGCAGCGCGTCCTGGAAATCCGAGGGCAGCTCGACGCTCGTGATCCTGGTATCGACCGTCACAGACTCGCGGTTCTCGTAGAGCGAGCCAGTAGCCAGGCGCAGCCAGGCGATCAGACCGCCAGGGATCGCGCCGATAAAACTATCGCCGGTGCCGACGTCGGTGATATCGATCAGCGCACCCCCGGCGCTCGCCGCGAGCTGGTACTTGTCCGCGCTGACGACCGCCTTGACGTAATAGTCGGTGTTCACCTTGAGCGGCGCCGGCGGCGCGCCGTCTCGATTCGAGACGCGCAGGACGTCATTCACCGCGAGCGTCTTCCAGCCCGGCACGCTGATCGTATCGCCGGCAGCGTCGGCCGCGAGCGGCGCCGCATAGCCGGCGTCGAACTGCACCTCGACCGCGCCGATCTGCGGCAGCGTCACCGGCCAGATCTTGCCGTAGGGCGGCGTAATCCTCGCCGGCGATCCGGAGACGTCCGCGACGTAGTCGGTCCCGGCCGTGAGCGTCTGCTGCGCGCCGGACATATCCAGGTACTTGACCGAGGCGATCTGCAGCACCGGCCCCTTCGGGATCACGATCGCGTGCCCCGGCAGGCTGTAGGCCTTGCCCGCCGGCACCCCGAGCAGCGTCGGCCCAGGGAAGGCGTCGAGGACGAACTTCCAGCGCGCCGCCATCACCTGGCACTGCGCGCGCGCCTCGCAGGCCGCGCGCGCGGCCGTGATGCTGTCGGAGATCTCTCCGTCTTCCGCGGTGCCGCTCGTCACGCGCGAATGGTTCTTCGCCTGCGTGAGCGAGAGCGGCTCTGCGGTCGGCGGCGTGACGAGCTGCAGCATGGATTACTCGGCCTTGCCTTTGCCGGAGGCCTCGCCCTCGGCCGCGATCGTCGCGGCGCGCTCGGTGCTGAGCTCGTCCTGGGCGGCCGCCTGCTCGGTCTTCGCGACCTCCGGATCCATATCGACCTGGCGCATCTCGGCGTCGCCGGCGAGGATCCGAGTCTTGGTCTCGTCGGTCACCGGGTAGTGATAGCCCTTCTGGAATTTCACCTCGCCCAGGTCGTAATAGTTGGTGTTGAAAAATACGCGGTTCATTTTGGCCATCGGGATATCTCCTCAAGAGGTCCTTGTTTGAAGTCGGCCGAGCGGTCGACTTAAAAAAAGGACCAGGGCGAACAGGAGGTGCTCGCCCTGGACCGAACAGGAAAAAAGCGTCTTCTTCTTCTTTTCCCTTACGGGACGATCTGCACCATGTTCGCCGAACCCAGGTTGATCGCCGGGTTGGCGGCCGCGTCGACGGCCGGCGCGTAGCGATCGACTCCGGCCTGCAGCAGCACGCCGACCAGGCTCGCCGCGGCGCCGACCGTCAGCGATGCGCGGACGAAGCAAAAGCCGTTCGCGACGTCCAGCTCGTCCGCGCGCAGGTTGATCATCGCGGTCTTGTTGTCGCCGCTCGCCTTGACGATCTGGGTGATCGCCTTGCTCGTGACGTCCTTCGCACCGGTGCCGCCAACGTCCTTCGCCTGCTGCAGCTTCGCATCGACCGTTGCGGCCGCACCGAGCACCCCGGTAATGATCGTGGCGAGGAAGCGCTCGAAGTTCGCCGCGCTCACCCAGCCGGTCGTCACCGTGCCGACGCCCTGGCTCACCGGGTTGATCGCGTCCATGATCGCGAGCTGGTCCGACATCATTTCGTTGGTACGCATTGCTTGATCTCTCTCTAAAGGGCCGGATGCCGCGGCGCCCGAGCTGGCGCGCCGCGACTAGCAGCCTGCTATTGCTGGTTACCGCGCGCCCAGCTGGACGAACGGCGACAGGTTGTTCGAGCCGTTGAACGGCGCGATCGGGTTGACGATCTTCGGCTGCGCATCGACCCGGAAGGTCGTGCGGAACGCAGTCGCGTCGGCGTCGAAGTAAATGTGCATCGACGTCGCCGTCACCATGCCCGCGGCCTTCTGGATGCTGCGCACATACTGCGGATCGAGCAGCAGCACGTCGCCCTGGTTGGTGAAGCTCTTGGCGTGCTGGCTCACCATGATCGGGCGGCCCGACAGCGTGCCGTAGGGCGTCGACTGCAGGCCCGAGGAGATCGGCATGTAGATCGGGTAGTTGCCCAGGGTGAGCGTGTAGAGCGCCGGGATCACGTCGTTATTGATCAGCCAGATCGCCCGACCGTAGGAGCCGGCAGGCAGGCGCGCGATCATCTTGCCGATGTTCATCGCCTGCAGGGTGAGCGTCGCCTGGCCGGCTTCCTTCGCGACCGTGACGACCGCGTTGCCGTTGAACGCACCCAGCGGCTGCCCCGCGCCGGTGCCGAACAGGATCGCCTCGTTCGTCTTCCAGCGGATCGAGTCGCCGACCTTCTTCGGCAGGTAGGAGCTCAGCGCGTTGGTGTCGTCGAGCAGCTCGTCGGTGAGCGGCACGAGCGCCATCAGCTTCGACAAGCGCAGCGTGGTCGTCGAGAGCTTCGGCTTGGTCTGCGTCGCCGCAGCCGCCTCCGATTGCCAGTAGGCGCGGATTCCGTCCGTGCCCCAGGGCGTGGTCTCGTCCTTCGGGAAGACCATGCTGTTGCCGCTGACGTTCGCGCCGTCGGTCAACGGCAGGAGCGAATCTTCACCCAGGGAATGCGCGAAGATCTCGCTCGCGTAATCGGGCGGAATGGCGAAGCCGCCATCGGCGCCGGCGCCCTCGTTGCCGAAGGTCGTCGGCGCGGCCGCACCGATCAGCAACCGCGGATCCGGCTGATTGCCACCGACCGAGGCCAGGCGCACGGCGCGAAAGAAGTCGCCCGAAGTGCGAAAGCCGCGCTTGCCGTCCTTCTCGGCATTGTTCTCGATCATGATGCCGCCATCGGGCAGCGTCGCAACACCGAGCGACGCCTCTTCGGCAACGAGATCGGCTTCGCGATCGATCGACTTGTTGACCGCCTCGAGCTTCGCCTTGAGACCGTCATAGGCCGACTGCTCCTCGGCGGAGAAGTCGCGGCCGTCGGCCGCGGCCTGCAGCGCGCGCATCGCCTTGACGTGCTCGAGCTTCTGCCCCTGCAAGCTGCGCATCTTCTTGCTGCTCACCGGCACCGCCAGAGCTGCGTGCGCCAGCATGAACGGCATCAGAGCCGCCGGATGCAGCACGTTGTAAGCCAGCGTCTGCGCCTCGGGCACCGCGAGCGCCATGATTCCGATCACTGCCGCGACCGCGAGGACCGCGACAAAATAGCTTCGTTTCATTCTGATCTCCGTTTGATTGAGTGGGTTTGCTACACGCGCACCAGCGACCAACGGGTCGCGCGCGCCGAGCTCAATGGAGCCGGCGCGCCAGGCCTGGCGCCTAGGCCAATACGTCGAGATCTCGGTCGGCCCTCGCCGATCCGGATCTGCCGGCCGCCCTGCTCGCCTGCAGGTTGCGGCTCATTCTTTTGAGGACGTCGTCCAGTGTCGAGACGCCGTCGACCATCTTTTCCGCGAGCGCCTGGTCGGCGCCGAGCACGCGCCCCTGCCCCATGCCGTCGCGCACTTGCGAGATCGGCACGTTGCGACCGCGCGCGACCGCCTTGGTGAAGGCGCCGTAGTAGTCGTTTACGCGCGACTGCTGGAAGTCGCGCGCGTCGCTGCTGAGCGGCTCGTAGGGATTGCCCTCGACCTTGTTCTTGCCAGCCGAGATCAGCGTCGTCTTGACGCCGAGATCCTCGAGGTGCTTCGAGAGATCCTGGTGCGCGCTCCATACGCCGATCGAGCCAACCTCGCCGCCTGGCGTGACGTAGAGCTCGGAGGCCGAGCAGCCGATCCAGTAGGCGGCCGAGGCCGCGAGACTGTTCGCGATCGCGACGACCGGCTTCTTTGCGCGAGCGGCCAGGATCTCGTCGGCGAGCTCGCCGACGCCGTAGACGCTGCCGCCAGGCGAATCGATATCGATCAGCACGGCACCGACCGTGTCGTCGGCCATCACTTCGCGCAACGCACTCGAGAAGATCTGCGTCGAGCAGCTGCCAGGACCCGAGACGTCGTCGACCATGTTGCCCCGCTGCGTCACGACGCCGTAGAGCGGCAGCACCGCGATCTGGCCGCCGCCGGCTCGCGCGGCCTGCTGCCGGCGAGCGGCGCGCACTTCGCGGCTCTCCGCGAGCTCGGCATCGTCCATCGCGCGCGGCTGCCCCTGCGACCAGCGAGCGAGGATCCCGGCGAAGGCGCTCAAGCGCTCGGGCATCAGCGCCCAGGGAGTGGCGAGAAATTCGGCGATCAGGATCGCGTGACGCATGGTTAGCCTTTCTTTGAGGTGACGCGGTCGGTCTTCAATCGTGCGACGAGCTCGGCGGCGCCGGCGGCCTCCCAGGCCTCGAGCGTGGCGCCGACGTCTTCGGACTTGACGAGCTCGGCCTCGCGCGCCTCGCACCAAATCGCCGCGAACGCGAGCGAGCACGCGAGGCTCTCCTGCATGTAGTGCGCGTGCTTGACGTAGATCTCGCGCACGCGCGCCGCATCGAGCCCGGCCTTACGCACGGCCGCGATCTCTTTGCGCACGACGCGCTCGGCGACCGCGGCCTCGAGCGCCTGCAGCCTGGCCGCATCGGCCGGCGCAGCGTCCTGCGAATTGCCAACACCGGCGCCAGCGCTGCCGGCCGGCGCCATGTTGAGCGGCGCGAGCGGCTCGTCCAGGCCTGGCAGCGGGTTGAGGTTCTCCCGCGCGCGCGCCTCGTTGCGCGTCAGCCAGCCGGCCGTGATCCCGCTGTTGTAGAACTCCGCGCGCGCCGCCTGGTCGCCGCGCAGCAGGACCTCGAAGTCGAACTCGACCTCGAGATCCTCGCCATCGCCGAGCAGCTGGTCCTCGATCGCCGCCTCCCAGCGCTCCGCCCAGGGCGTCATGGTGTAGGTAACGAACTCGAGCGACTGCTGCTCGATGTTGCCGAATGTCGCCTTCGACAGATCGCCGATCAGGTGCGGCGGAACGCGGAACATGCGCGCAACGTCGGAGACCTTGGCCGCGCGCGCCTCGACGAACTGGCTGTCTTTGTTGTTGAGGCCGATCTCGTGATACTCCATGCCCTGCTCGAGCACCGCGGTCTTGCCGCGGTTCTCGCCGGATTGCGCGGCTTGCCAGGACTCGCGCCAGGCGTCGCGCGCCGGCTTGTCCGCAAACTTCCCCTGCCAGCCGATCCAGCCGCCCATGGGCCGCGCGTCGTTGTTGAAAAAACGCGAGCTGAAATCCTGCAGCGCCAGACCCTCGCCGATCGACTCGCGCTGCACCTCGATCGGATTGAGGCCGATCAGGCCGTTCGAGGACAAGCCGCAGATCTTGAATACCGAGCCAGGTGCGAGGAGCTCGTCGCCGCCGCTCGATTGCTGCAGCCGATAGCGATAGTTCCCGTTCGGCAGCATCTCGATCTTCATGCGATCCGGATGCAGCGGCTGCAGCTCGGCGACCCCGCCGCGGTTATCGGGCACGATGCGGTTGTAGGCCGTGCCGCGCAGCGCCAGGTGCCCCTGCATCATCTCGCGCCACTCGAAGCCGTTTTGCCAGCGATTCGGCCGACGCGCGAGGAGCTGGTAGAGCCAGTGATCGGTGACGCGCTCTTTGCCGCCGCCGGCCTTGTTGCGATATAGGCAGAAGGGCAGCGAGGCCATCGTCTCCGCGAGCACCCGCACGCAGGCGTAAACCGCCGAGAGCTTCATTGCACTATCGGCCGAGACGTGCTGCCCCGCGCTCGTTCTCACCGATACCGGCTCGAACCAAAAGTCGCCCCAGGGCGAGCGATCGTCACCGGCCGCCGCGCGGATCTTCGAGACGAACATCAGCCAGCTCCGCTAGTTGGTTTTGCCTCTTCCCCCTTCTTCTCTTCGTAGATCCCGAAGCGCAGCGCGACGAAAATCGTCAGCGCAACGATCGCCAGGCCGCCGATCATCAGGCCGGCCTCGGGCCGGTAGAGAATGCCGCCCAGCGTGAGAAGGAACCAGCCGGCAAGTAAGCAGCCGTTGAAGATCTGAATTTTCATGCGACGACCACCTCCGTCGGTGCCTCGTTGGCGGCGACCGGCACGAGCGAGCGCGCCAGGGCCATGATCAGCGCGATCGCGCCGTCGATCTTGTTCTCCGGCTTGTCCTTGTTCGGGTAGATGTTGTCTTTGTGGTCGTAATGGCAAACCACGTTCGAGATCATCCACTCGAGCACCGGGTCGCCGTTGTGCCGGAAGCGCCCCGTCAGTACCAGCTCCATGAGCCTTTTCATCGGCTCGGAGAAGTTCATGGCCGAAGGTCTTAACTCGACCATGACGAACCCCTCCTCGATCATCTCGGCCGCGAACTGCGTCAGCTGATACGGATCGAATGGCACTTCCTTCACAACATGCAGCGCGGCGTCGGCGCGCAGACTTTCCTTGACCTTCTCGACGTCGACGACCGCGCCGTCAGAGACGTCGATGCGCCCCTCGACCGCCCAGGCGGCGAGGTGATCGTTGCCCTTCATATCGACCATGCGCCGCGGCATGAAATACTTGCCGAAGGCGTAATAGATGCCGTCGCGCTCGATCACCTTGATCTTCGCGAAGACGTCGGTCTTGAACGCAGCGTCGAGCGCGACGACGCACTCCTCGCTCTTGAAGTCGTCCTCGCTGAGCTTCGGATCCGCGCACATTGACCAGGCGTGCATATCCATCCAGGCCGTGTCCGCGCCGAGCCATTGATTGCAGCGCTTGGTGCGGAACTCCTGCTGCTCTGACGGCATCGTCAGCGCCTTCTTTACCGCCGCGCGCAGATCCTCGAGCAGCGTGCGCGCATAGTGCTCGTTCCGCTTCGCGAGCAGCATCGGGTTAGCCTTCGCCCAGACGCGCTCGTCGCTCCATTCATCATCCGGCCGGCCGTCGGCATATTCGACGTCAAGCGTGAAGATGATCCCGAAGAAGGTCTCGTCCTCGGCGCGGCCGCCCTTGATCTTGTAGCCCATGCCGTCGTGACGGTGCAGCACGGTGTTAAGCAGCTTCGTCACATACGTCCGCAGTGCGAAGCACACGCCGGCGCGATCGCTGCCGGCCGTCGTGATGCCCAGGCCGAGCGGCTGCGATCGCGCGCCGGTCGAGCTGTCGAGCACGTCATAGAGCCGCCGGTCTTTCTGCGCGTGCAGCTCGTCGGACAAAAAGCAGCTGGTGTTTAAGCCGTCGAGCGAGCCGTAATCTCGCGCGAGCGGCGTGAACTGCCCAGCGTTGTGCGCGTTGAAAATAAGCGTCTTATTCGAGCCGACGCCGAGCGCCTTGAACTCAGGCTCTCGCCTCACCATCTGCTGCGCAACAGCCCAGACGATCCGAGCCTGGTCTTTCTTCGTCGCGGCAGCGTAGACCTCGGGCCCCTCCTCGTCGTCGGCCGCGAGCATATAGAGCCCAGTGCCGGCGACGTCGGTACTCTTCGCGTTCTTTCGCGCGCATTCGATATAGACACGCCGAAAGCGCCGCAGGCCGGTCTCGCGCACGACCCAGCCGAAGATCACCGCGTTGCAGAAGACCTGGAAGTCTTCGAGCTGGATCCGCGGGTAAACGAGCTTGCCATCCTGCGCGATCGGCTTCGCCGAATCGCCCTTGATGTGCGGCAGCAGCTCTTTGAACTCGCAGATCCGCGCGGCCTTCTCCGCGTCGAACCGATACGGCCAGGACGGATCCGTCGCGCTGCGCTCGAGATCGTCCAGGTGCCGCTGCGCCGCCGCCTTGACCCACTTGCCGGCGATAATCTCGCCGGCGACCACCTGGCGCGCGTAGCGCTCAGCGCGCTCCGCGAACCCGAGCTCGATCACGCCGATCGCGGCGCGCCAAAATCAGAGAGCGTTTTCCTTGCACCCCCTTGCGTCGCCGCCCCTTCGGGTTGATCTCCCGGCGCAAGCCCCGGTAACCAGGGCAAATTGTCGGACGTCTGCACACGCGAGCGCGAGCTCGGCGAAAGACCGAACGACGCGCAGAGCTTGTCGTACTCGGCGCCGGCGTGCTTTGCCGCGACCCAGTGCGGCGAATAGGTAAAGCTGCCGTTCGGCGTCGGCACCATGAAGCCGTCGCCGCCGATCCAGGCCTTCGCCTGGTAGCTCTCGCCGCGCGCCTCGGCGGCCAGGCGCAGCGTCTCCTCTGCGGCCTCGAACGCTTCGCGCTTCACGGCCGCGATCTTCATATCGCGCTGCAGGGTGCGCTCGGCCCAAACGTACTTTGCCCAGGCCTGGCAGCAGCGCACCAGGGCGCCGCGATCGAGCTTCGAGA